CCGCTCCACCTGACATGGCAATGGAGCCAAGGTAGCCCTCGTTATTCTCGAGCATTTCCTTGTTTTCTGACATTTTGCCAAGATAGAACGTAAATGATTTTATCATCGACGGCCACTTGTCTCGACCCTTCATAAATCCATAGACCTTGTCAAGTTTCTTGTCAATGTCTGATTTACAGAGTCTGTATACCTCCTCTTTGCTATCTCCCCATACGACCGACTTTACATCGGCTCCCATCATGTAAAAATAACGAACAACACCATCGCGCTCCTCCATTATATAACCCTCGTCGTCTATGTACCAATCAATAAACTCTCTTACCCAACACTCTCTCTCGGGGTTCGTTGTCGCGATGCATTTTCCTGCATATGCAGATTTTCCACGGTTACGAGTCAGAATCGTCTTGAATGCGTCCCAAGAGAAGTTACTCAACTCGTCGAAGTAAATCATGTCGTACTGACGACCCTTGAAACGCCGCTGAAGAGCGTCTATAGTTTGGTCTGCTGCATGAGTGACGTCAACATACGAGCCATTAGGGAACACAACACGCGGCATGTCTGCACTTCTCACTTGAATTGAATTCCCGTAGAACTCTCTGAAAGTGTCTATTATACCACCTCCGGCCTTAATGTCATCAAGGTTATTACGTAGAAACAAACCTCGCCAATTGGGGTCTAATGACGGCTCTGCAGTAGCCAATACCGCGCCTGCAGTCTTCCCGCCACCAAGGATTCCGCCACCAAAACAAACGTCGACGTTTGTTCTGACGAACTTCCTTTGGAAACCCTCATGGGGTCTGAATATTTGAGTTGTCTCTGCCATAATTATTCGGCTGCAAAAGTACAAACTTTTTTTCAAATAGCAAAATTTGTTGAATAAAAGATTTAACAATGTATGTTTATAGTTCAAAAAATCAACATTTTACAACTTTTCAGTTAATTTTTAACTTCAATTAAATCAAAAGTTTAAGTACTTTTTGTAAGTCCTTGATTAAAAAAAATTTGGTAGGTACGAAAAAAGTTTTTATTTTTGCGGTCGAAAAACAACCTAAAAAGTAAAAAAATTATGAAGTTCACCAAAGAGCAAGCGGTTGAAAGCATCACCGCAAAATTCACCGACAAGGCCAAAGGTATTGACCTTGCCCGCACCATTGACGAGGCCGTAAGTAACGGCATGGAGATGGTAGGTGAGAACAGCGAAATGGAATTGGATGCGTTTGTCGGCATTGTGGAGAAGAACGTGTCTTCTGCACTCGGCCTCGCAAGACATCTGAAAAACACCGAGACGCAGACCCTTCAGGAGAAGATTGCGGAGTTGGAGAAGAAGGTTCCCAAACCCAATCCCGCCCCGAAAGACGAACCAAAGCCTAACGACGAGATTAAGGCGCTCCTTGACCGCATCGAAGCCCTCGAGAAAGACAAGAGCGAGAAGGCCAAGGAGGAGAAGATTGCTGAAAAGCGCAATGCCATCGCCTTGAAACTCAAAGAACTCGGCGTAACAGATGAGAAGTGGGTCAACAGCATTCTCGGCGAAGTCTCCATTACCGAGGAGACCGACGTGGAGAAAAAGTCGAAAGACTATCTCAATCTCTACAAAACGTCACATCCATCGTCGTCCATCACGCCCAAAGTGCCAGGCTCCTCGAGTGACGAGAAAATCGACCTCTCGGGGCTTGACGATGCACTGAAGCAAATCCGAGGTGACTTCGGAAAACCAAACGATAATAAAAACAATTAAAAATCACAGAAACAATGGTAAAAAGCGTTGATTACGGCTATTTCCGTGGTAGAGTGTTTGTCCAGAAGCAGGGCAACATTGGCGGTTATAAGTCCGTGTTTGTGAAACTCAAAGAGTTGCACAACGAACTCGTCTACCCGACTTTCGGTGGTATCATCATGAACCCCTTCAAGGGTCGCGCCAAGTTCTTCGCTGGCGACCTGCTGGAGTTCCGCACAAACGACAAGGGTGTGCGCCCCGAAGTCTACATCCTCAAGACCTTCAAGGTCGTCTCCGCTAGCGGCACTACCGTTAACGTGCTCCGCAGTGGCTTCCTGCACAAGCCCTTCGTTGGCGACGTGCTGATGAAAGCCCCCGACACCATCGGCGGCGAGGGAACTGCCGCCACCGTGACCGCCGTCACCCCGACCACCGTCACCGTCAGCGACGTCACCTACGATGTGTACGCCCTCACGACTTCTAGCGCTCTCACCCTCTCCAAGGACGACATCCTCGTCGAGGCTGAAGAGGCTGGCAGCAACAAGAAGATGCTCGTCAAGAACATCAATGCCGTCGCCGACTGCGATGCCGACATGATGTATGACGATGTCGCCAACACCGCCAACATCGGCACTGACAACGAGGACTTCATGGATGCCCGCTATCTGTACACCCCCGCCCTCGGTGGTCTGATGTACACCCACAAGATGTCCCCGATGCCGCAGTGTGTTCTGAACCTCAATCGTTCGAACGTCAACGGCTGGTTCAAGGTTAACTATTACGACATGGACGGCAACGCCGCTGCCATCGCAGCCCTCGAAGCCCGTGTCGCCGCTTTGGAAAACGCTTAATAAGAAAGGAGTAACAAATGGCAAAATTTGATTCAACCCAGTATGCTGCTCTTTGGTCGAAGGAAGGCCGCGCTATCCAGAGCCTCATCCTCAACGACCCGAACCGCATCCCCCAGTTCTATACCTTCTGGCGCGAGAAGTTCACGGTTGACCCCGTGACCACTCCCACTCAGCCCGACGGTTCCGCTTCCTATATCTCCCGTATGCGCCGCTTGGAGACCGGCGTCCTGATGGACATGCGTGCTCCCCTCGCCGACGGTACGCCCATGGAGAAAGGTAACGCCGCCCAGTACACGGGCATCATCCCCGACTTTATCGCCAAGACCTACCTTGAGACCGCCATGGAGCGCGAATACAAGGAGCGTCTGTTCGAGCAAGTCGGTGAAGACAACGCCTCCCTCGCAGGTTATGTCGTCGACTTCCTGCAGAGCGCCGTCAACTCGGCCAACATGACGCTGTCCCACATGGCCGCCCAACTGCTTTCGACCGGTATGGTCAACTACAAGCAGGGTGAGGGCATTCAAGCCGGTATCAGCAAGGCTGACATCCCAGCCGAGAACTTCCTCAACGCCGGTGGCGTTGTGTGGAGCGACACCACCAACTTTAAGTTCCTCGATTGGGGTCGCAACCTCGTCGAGCGCCTGAACAACAAGTACGGTGCTGACATCGCTTGGCAGGTCGAAATCCCCAAGGATATTTGGCTGAACTACATCGTCAAGAACGCACAGGTCATCGAGCAGATTCGCTTCGTCAACAACATCAACGGCATTCTCCTGCCCGAGACGGCTCAGATGACCGAGGATATGGCTCTCAACGCCATCCGCAAGTGGGAAGGTATGCCCGCCATTTCCATCATCGAGGAGAAGCAGAAGGACATCACCAATGGTGTCGTCAGCGGTTGGGCTCCCAACATCGCCGTCGTCCGTCCCGTTGGTTTTGCTGGCGTCGTCCGTCACACCACCAACCTCGACTCGATGCTCGCGAAGTATCAGAACAACCTCATCAGCGCCGTCTACACTCCCGCCCTCGGCGGTCTCCTGACCATCGAGAACGCCGTTGTCCCCAACGGTATCTACAAGGAGTGGCACGCCAAGGCCATGATGCAGGCCGTTCCCTCGCTCGACGAGTTCCTGTATCACTACATCATCAAGACGAATGTTGCGGGCGACCCCTACAACTTCTAAACACTGAAAAGAATAGACGAAAATGGCTGTCATAGAGTTCGACATCTTACAGTACATGAGCGGTCTTACTGGATTCACCTTTGACAAGGCGGTGCTTACACGCATCGCCTTGGACAGGGGTGTTGACGAGGTCACCGAATACGACGAATTGTCCGACGAGGACAAGGACTTGATTACCGCCGACCTCCTCCTTACCGCCTATCTGTCGCCCACCATCTGGGCATCGTTCACACAGTCGCACGGCTCCTATAAAAAGGGCGTCGGGGCGCAGTCGATGTATAACAAGGAGGAAATCCTCGATTACCTCCGTGGCATATACGCGAAGTACGAAGACCCAATGTTGGACAAAGTGCCGGACAACTCCGCCCACGTCTTCTTCCGCAATGACATCTAACAATCTGAGTAATCATGGCATATATCGACAGGGACGAACTGAAAGACTATCCTTTTGAGGGTGAGTTCTACAAATCCGTGCGAGACACCTCTTCTCTTATGAATCCACAGACTGAAGAGATTATCGCAAAGGTTGTGTGCGACATTCAAGAGGATGCCAACTTCCGCGCGACTGCGACTGCAAAAGCGGTCTACGCCGTTTACGTTCCGTTCGACAGCGACACTGACGTCGTTCCCGTTCAGCGAGGTAATATGTTCAGAGGCTACCAATACGGTCTGCTTGTGTCCGGAAAGGTCATAGGCGTGTTCCCGTCTCAGTTGGGAACCTTCGACAACTATACCGAGCGGAGTGACGACGTCGTGCCGCACCGATGCCGTGGCTATCTCGCAAGGGTGGAGGCTATTGACGTATGATTGGCGGTATATATATAGAAGTCCCGTTTGGAGATGTCTATGACGAGAATAAACAATATGCTGTCCGCAAGAACGTGCAGAAATTGTTGGGCGTAGACAAGATTGTCGTAAGGGGTACACATATGACACGCTCTGTCAATTTGCTCAGCAAGAAAGAACTTGATTACTATATCATAGATGCTATAATGTATGTCATGCGTGTTGATATTGGACGTGCTTTTATGTACAGTCAGACACACGGACCTAATGTTGGGTATGACAACATAACGGCAGATTTGATGAATAGCACATGCGGTGCTGTATTCAAGGACGGCAAATTGTCATCCTCGGTATACAGATTCACAAAAGGTCAGCCAAATACCGCAGACAGAGACTATCATCGACTGATAGAGATGCATCCGTCCCCTGAGGATAGAGCAAATACGTTTATGCGTCAATATGAATGTTCAAGCAAAGGCTTCTGTGCAGTTATAGCATCTACGATGCCATATGCTGTACGTATAGAAAAGGGCTATGGATATTCTGTCTTGAAAGCCTCATGTAATGAGATTATAAACAGATTGCTCGCGATGCGCTCTGAAAGATTGAGCGGTTCTCCGTTTAAATACGGTTATGTTTTTGAATCAGCAGCATAATACGGAATATGGACGAAGCAAACAAATACGCAAACACATCTATGGTCGAAGAGTACCTGTACCAAGCCTTGAACGGCTCGGTATCAGACCATACGTTCGCAGGGACGCTGCCGACTGCCGTTGGTGGTGACTGGGACGACATGGTGCTCATTGACTGCGACTTGCCAATGACGGACTACGGCCCATATAGCAATGCCACAGTCTACATTTTCCTTTATGCGAGACCCAA